TCGACCAAAAAAGTTTTAACTAACTATCATATCCTTCCTCTTGTTTCTTTGTTAACTCCATTTTTTTCTAACTCCTCTATTTTATCTTCTAATTCACCTATTTTATTTAATAATTTAAAATACAATTTTGCATAGGGTATCTGTAGTTTATATTCTTCATATTTGGGAAAATATTCTCCAAAGTCAATATCATAATATGTTACTCTATCCATTTTTTTACCTCTTTATTATATTATAACATATTTTTTATTAAAAGTCAAATGGGAGATACAAAAGTACCTCCCATTATTATTAACCCTTTATAATATCTTTCAGTTCATCAACTATCAAGCTTAAAGCTTCAACCTGATCTCTTTGAATATCTTTGACTTTTTTCCCTTTGCCAAGATTTTTCTCAATAATCTGAGTAATACGCGGCTGCCAGTACTCTTTGAATTTCTTTCCTTCTTCTGTTTCAAGCTGTGCATCGGTAGAACCCGGAATATTGGCGATGATCTCACTAAACTCTTTCATTAATTCATCGAAATCAAGCTGTGCCATTGTATCTTCGTAAAGATTATTTTTCTTGTCTGTAAAGAATTCCTTCCCGTCTTCCGCAGACTGTTTTTCAATAGCATCCTTTATAGCCTTACAAAGTTCTGTATAACTAAAATCAATAAAATCGGGTGTATATTTGAAGCGGGAACCGGCTACATAACGCGGCGTACCTCTCATAAATAATTTCGTTGAAGTATTACCTTCTGCATCCTGTACTGAGCGGGAATACCCAATGATGTCACACATACGAGATACTATATTACGAGGGCGAGTACCAAGAGTAGGAACAATCTGATTATACTCTTTTCCTGCTTCATCAGTAAAAGTCTTATCAGTAGCATGGCTAATAAGAACAAGACCGTAGTTCATTTGGACGATTGAACGAAGAGATTCGTCGAATTCTTTACCTACCATACTATAGCCTTTACCATATCCAATATCATTTATAGCATCTACATTATTGTTAGCGCAAACAAATTTTTCACAATAATCATAAGCAATATCTGCGGTATCAATAATGATAGTTTCAAATTTTTCTTTAATCTCTGGCTCTTTTAACTGGCGGAGTGCCTGTTTAAATTCACTCCATGAGTTAATAGGCTGAGCCATAGCGCCCGGAATAGCATTATAACCTTTTTCAAAAGCAAGAAGCAGATGATTAGGAAACTTTGTTGCGGTTGTTGTCTTGCCAGACTTTGGTTCTCCATAGAAAAATACTGAATACCCACGCATATCTGTGGAAACCTGATGTGGTTTAATATCTAATAAACTAAAATTTGCCATTTTTATATACTCTCCTTCATTTCCAAAAATCCAAATAAAAATAACCAAAACCTGTTTTGAATCTGAGGCGGCGGTCGTTTGCCGCCCAGCCACCTTGAGATCAAATATCTAATAGAACAGTTCCTTAATTTAAGGTAAAAAATATTGGGGAGTAAATTTCACTCCCCATTATTTTTTTATAAATCCTTTAAAATATCTTTATGAATTTCTTTTAATTTAATTGCAGAAATCAATCTTTGAGAAACTCCATATTTATTAGCAATAGATTGTTGAGAACCTTCCATATAGTATATACTAATAACTTCTTGATTCGTTAATTTTGCTCGACCATGATTCTCATTCTTAGCAGTTCTATTTCTTTTATTTCTATCTTGAATATTATCATAACTGCTTCCTATTTCTAAATGCTCTGGATTTATACAATGTGGGTTGTCACATTTGTGTCGCACTATTTGATCTGCTTCAATAAAACAATTATTTTCTTGTTGATAAACTAACCTATGTAATAATAAAGTTTTATTATTTATTTGTATTTTAAAATATCCATCTTGATTAGGAGAAAAATTTTTAACTTCCTAACATTTATTTTGTGTTATTTCATAGAGAATTGGTTTGGGTCGACCAAACCTACTACGTTCAGTCGCCCCAAATAATTCTCTATTTAATGGATATTCATTCATTAAAAGTTAAAGCCGCCGGCGCTAGCAGGAGCCGCCGCCTTAGTGGAAGTTTCTCCCGCTGCCTTGCTTGCAGCATATTCATCTGCTCTCTTCTTAACATCTGCAAGATAAATCTCACGATCTGCAAGAGCTTTCTTAATATCTTCCTCAGTGATACCAGCTTCCGCATCTCCGATAGGATAAACTGCATCTTTCTTAGATGTACCAATGATCACCCATTCCTTAGTCGTTCTAGTGAACTCTCTAATTACCGGCTCACCAAATTCGGACTCTTCCTCTTTCTTGGTCACTACAGTTGTGCTATGGATCGGACCCCAAACCTTAGTAAACGTAGGATTCTTTGCAGAAGCATCGAGGGATTCAAAATACTCAATACCCTTCTTATTCTTAACTACCAGTTCAATCGGAAGGATTCCACCTCTGAAGTCAAATGCTGCACCCTTAACTACAAGATAATCCTCCGCGATGTTCTTCTCTTCATCCTTCTCAACATATCTTGTGCCATTGATCAGCATATCAATTTCAAATCTATTTCTCTCTTCCGGGAGAGTTGCAACGATGGATACGAAACCACCCTCACATCTCTTTGCGGAAACCAGAGTTTCCTCTCCATTACGAGAAGTATAGAAATCATTCAGACCAAGTGCTGTATCAATCTTAACACAAGTTGCTACATCTTTACCATCTGCAACAACAGTCTTACCATTGTCGATGATGTTTTTCAGAACTGCAAATGTAGCGTTCTTTTTCTTTGCTTTAGTCAATTCAGTAACATATGTAAAATGAACCTGAACAATATTCAGACAATCATCATCTGTTGCAATATCGAGCGTACCATTAATAAATTCAGTACCATAACTTTCTTTGGAGCTATCCTGCACGGTCTTCAGTGCGATGTTCTTCTCATAAATTCTACCAGCCAAAGTAATCTTATTAATTGCTTTCTTCATTTTTTAATTCTCCTTATTATTTTATATTATTTATTATTTATTATACAATCTCTACCACAACACCTACATTGGTCAGAGCATACACCACTGGAGTATTCCCAATCTTCTCAACATAACCATCTGTTACCAATTTCCGCATAGCTCCAGATGCGGTTCTTGAAGAAATACCCAAACCCTCACCAATATCTTTTGCCTTGAAGAGATTATTATACTGATCCTTGTTGTCCTTCATATACTGAAGAACAATCTTTCCATTATCTGTGAACTGAGGTTTATCAGTTCCGCTTGCCTGAAGTCCATTCCAAAAATCAAGAGCATCTTCAGATAAATAATTTTCCGGCGCATCCATTAACAGTTTTCCAATTTCATCAATAAACTTTTCCTTTTTACTCATTTTTAATCTCCATTTTTTTTATAAATAATATACTTTTTTACAACTTCTATTAATATTATAACATATTTTTTTTACTGTGTCAAGTAAGCGCTTGATAGCTAAATAAAAGTTCTTCCGTATAAGGGAGAGACCTACACCAATCTATGAACTGATGCCATTCTGTGAGCTTATGATTACTCCTCCAGTGTATGATATTGCGGAGGACAGCATAGTCAGCAGTCCATGTACGTGTCTGAAGCCAACTCTCCGGAAGCAAACGGATAAGTTCTTTCCAATATCTTACATCTTTTGTTTCAAGGTATCTTTTCCGTAGAGTTTCACAATGTCCCACTATTTCATCCCATATATCATATAAATAAGCATCTATATTATAAGGTTCTTGATTATATATCAAAAGAGAAGGTTCATGGTCATCCATTTCAAAGCACTCTTTTGTTATAGGCGTAGATGCAAGCTTATGCATAGTTGAAGTGGAGTTAGCAGTAGTTCCAACCTTGTAAGTATCCATTTCCTTCTAAAAATAGAGTGGAGCAGTAATATCCACACTAACAAAAATCTGGCGGAGGAACTTATCATTGGGAGAACCGGCTTTAATCATACGCTGTGCAAGATCCATATCATTTTTTCCAATAAAGGCATATTCGGCAGCATATTTACCCCATTGAAGAATTCCTTTATCATATAACTTATCTCTTTCTTCAAAAATATTCTCAGGATTTTCATTATAAGAATATATTACTTCATTAGCAACTTCGTTTAGCCATTCATCATTTTCCGCAATACCAAAAATACTATCAGATTTAGCATATGACTCCATGGGATGCCTTAATCCATGTATTGCATTTTCCCAGTTACCTGTCCAAGTCCGCTTGAATTTCATACAAATTCCTCCAAAACTTCATCAATAATACCTTTTTCCAACGCATCATTTACATCATACCAAATGTCATCTTTTTTAATTTCTTTATACTCTTCTTCTGTTATCTTTGTATTACTAATTACAACATCTTTAAGTTGATCGAGCTGTTTCTTATAAAATGCTGCAAAATTCTGAAACTGTGAACTTGTACCTCCGTTAGAAGTAGCACCTTCATGGAAGAGGAAAGATGCGTGCGGATAAGCTACTCTCTTATCACAACAGACAAGAATGAAAAATCCGCCGCTATATGCAGTTCCAGTACATACTCCTATAACTGGAGTCTTACTCATTTTAATAGCATCTATAATTGTAAAAGCATCTGTCAAATATCCGCCAGGGGAATTGATTAAAAGCTTAATTGGCTTTCGCTCTCCTACAAGAATACCTTCATCCTGCTTATTCCAAAAGCGAATATAGGCATCAACAGAATCACCTAATCCATCTTCTATTTCACCAATAGGAATCTCTCTGCTAAAAGAAAAATCTAAATTGATAAGGTCATCAAATGTCTTAATATCTTCTTTTACATTTGATACCATCGCTCCTACAAGATCATTTAAATCAATCTGCTGTATTTCTTCATCTGTAGCTAAAGTTTCTACATTAATTTTCTCGTCCATTTTATTACTTCTCCTTTTAGTTATTTCCTTTAGTAGAGTTAAAACCAAATTCTTTTGCTTGATATAACTCTATATAGTATTTTTCTTTTTCATCTAATAAATCTTTAGAACAACATTCTAATACTTCCCATGAAAAATTCCAAATACCATATTCTTGCATAGATTTATATAATTTATTTCCAGGCGGAGTGTCGATTCCCAAACCACATTTTGCATGGTCTTTGAATCGAGTAGCAAGATCAACCGCCTGTCCTATATAACACTCTTTTGTTTTCTGATTCGTTATTTTATATATACCAGATTTAACAACAGAGCCAATTATGTTATTACATAATTTATTCATAGGAGTACGCCAATAGGTTTGCCATATTAACATACTTAAAATTCTTGGATTATTCAATTTAGGTTTAATTGATTCCAAGACTGATATATCTTTTAATTCATTATCAGTAACTTGCAAACAATAGAAAGCAAGTTGCTGTTCAATTTCTTTTTCTTTTAATTGAGCTTGAAGTGCGGCGGTGCGGGTTTCACGAACTTTATCCAAGATCTTCCGCTCATCAGCTAACTCCCGCGCAATTTCTTCTTTTTCTTCTTCTAATTTTTTTAAAATTCTCAACTGTTCTTGAGAATAAGAATCTTGCAAAAGTGATAAACTATTCTGATATTCTTTTTCTTTTTCATCATAGCTCTTTATAAGAGCTTCACAGTAATTTTCAAATGCAAGTTGAGATAATTTCTTTTGATTGTCTATTGTATTTGTTACATTCTTTTGTAAATCTTCTAGTTGTTGCTGCTTGCTTTTAACATCATGGTCTACTTGTTCGAGGGCGGTTCGCCGCTCATGTATATCACAAGTATATTGTCTTAATACTCTTTCATTTTCATTTTCAAGATTTTCAATATCTTTTAATCTATCTTGAATTTGTTGGTCTAATTCATCACTTCGCTCTTGTTTTAAAGTATTAGCTTTATCTATTTCTTCATTTATCGAATGAATACTTTTTAATTGAAATCTCGCCTAAATAGATAAGCCTAAACCAATTAGAAGAATTATAGTAGAGATAATAATTATATTAATCATATAATTCTCCTTTATTAAAAATAGGGGAGAGCTAAACTACTCTCCCCTATTTTATCAGAATACTTTAAGTATTAATTACTCGCCCTTAGCCTGCTCAGCTTCATAAGCAGCCGTAACAGCGGCATGATCATAATTCTTACCAGCATCAGTCAGCTTAATGAACTTAACTGTCTGATGGGTTCCATCTTCAAGCTGAATCTCAGCCGGAATACGCTCTGCAAGATTCTTATTACGAATAAGACCTGCGGTAACAATGCCATTAACAGCCTTGTCTGTCATATCCAGAGCCGCTGCGATATCCTTCGCTGTAACGTTCTCATCTCCGATACCCTTAAGGTAATCTAATACTACTAAACTCTTCTCACTTACTGGTTTCATAACTAATTTCTCCTTTTTGATTAAATATTATTGTTTATTTATATTATATAAGTAAGGATATGGCATTTAAAATATTTCATATCTTTTTACTTATTATATATATATTATAACATATTTTTTTTAAAAAGTCAAGTATTTTTTGCTACTTTTTAAAAATATTTTCAAATCTTTTTGAACTCTTTTTTTCAAGTTCTATATATATTATAACATATTTTTTTTATTGTGTCAAGTGGTTATTCTTGAGAGATTATCTTTATGTAATCATCCTCGGTAATAATAGGGATGCCTGCTTCTTTAGCTGCTTTATTCTTTGAACTGGTACTTGTAATATCATTATTAATTAGATAATTTACTTTCCCAGACATAGATCCTACTACTTTACCACCATGAGATTCAATATCTGCTTTTAAAGCATCGCGGTTTTTAAAAGACTGAAGTTTTCCGGTTATGCAAAATACTTTATCTTTAATTGCGGCGGTCTCGTTTTGAGATCCCGTAGGTTGCTCCTCCGCAAAAGTAAGCATTTCCGCAATTTCATCAGCTTCCGCATAATCAAAGCTATTAATAGCTTTACTTATTTCTGGACCGAATCCTTCAAAAGTAGTCCAATCAGTACCAACTGCATCTTTAAAATCATTCCATGTAAGATAATATTTTACAATTTCTTTTGCAACTGTTCTGCCAACAAGAGGCACACCGATAGCTGATATAAATGCGTCAAGCTGGACGTTGCTCTTGGCATGGTTGATAGCGTCAAGGATTTTTCCGACAGAAGCTTCTCCAAAACCGCTCTTTGCCACCCATTCAGTTCTATATCTATCGAGTCTAAATACATCTGCAAGTCCATTTAACCATCCCCAATCAATTAACTTCTCTATTGTTGCAAGAGAAATTCCTTTAATATCAAGTCCTTTCTTACCACAGAAGTGGTCAATTCTATTACTTAATTTTCCAATACATCCATCATAAGTGCAGTATGCATTAAGAACGCCGCTATCAGATTCTATTATTTTAGTTAATCTTCCACAATAAGGACATTTTGTAATGATTCCATTATCAAGAACATGGTCATGATAATCATCGTTTATATTTGCTCTTACTATTTGTGGAATTATTTGATTTACTTTTGTTACCCAAATAGGCTGATATAATTCGGGATAAAATCCTAATGTTTCTCTCATTATTGAAACATTATGTAAACTTGCTCTTTCAACAATAGTTCCATCTATTTCTACTGGTTTAAATATAGCTACGGGAGTTAATTGACCAGTTCTTCCTATACTCCATTCTATATCTAAAAGCTCAGTTTCATATTCATCATCATAAAATTTAAAAGCAATAGCATTTTTAAAATGATGTTCTGTTCTTCCCAAACTTTCACCATATTTTTTACTTTCAAACTTAAATACATATCCATCAATAGGATAAGATCCACCAGGAGTTCCAGTTCTTATATTATTTAATGCTTCAATAGCATCATTAACACTTTCCGCATCGCCAACTCTAGGAACAGTTTCAAATCCCCAATCATCAAGCTGTTCAAGTCTACGAAAATTAAAATCAATATCTTCGCAACCTTTAATTAAATCCCACGCAATAAAACTTAATTCGCGGCGGGCACACTCTTTAGCATTTAAAAGTCTAA